GGGGAATAAATTGCGGGCGGTGCAGGACAACACTCGCCTCAGGCGAATGCTTCACAGCGGCGGTCGAATCGGTTTGCGGTTGGGCGCACAGCGCGGGGCTGACCGTTACGACTGCGAACTTGGGTGTTATTTGCTCTTGAGAGCCAGGAGCTTCAGGCGAATCTCCATCGTGGCTTTCCATTCGCAAGTGTCATCAGCGGACACGTCGATGTCGCGTTCGCTCCGACATGACGCACAGTTCAAGTCGTCACAGTCGGGGTTCGTGCAGTTCTCACAGTCTTCGCCATCGCTGTCTACGCAGACATCACATAGGCACTTGCAGTCGGCGTTGCGCTTCTCACGGATCTTGCTGCGAATCTCTTTCGGTGCGGAGCGGAGACTGATAGAGGTTGATGGATATGCCGGGGAGCTTGTCACGGTGATTTCAAACAGGTCTACATCCAGCAGTGTGCGGATGTAGCGTCCGTCAGAATCTTCTGACCAAACATCGCTGATGCAGACGAACCCAAACGACATCCCGGTTATGTCCCCACGTTCCACAAGAACGATGAGGTCATTGGCTGTCGTGGTGTCCGGGAGAACACAGTCGAACTTGAGGCCGGTCGCATCTACACTCAGCGTCAATGTGTTGGAGGTCGTGCGACCAAGAACAGCGGCGGTGTCGTGCGCGTAGAGACAGAGAACATCGGGGTTCTCTTGCAGCGTGCGTGTGAATGCAGTAGGTGCAACCAGCTCTGCCCAGCCACCCATGTCCACGCTGGCTGTGTTGAACACTGATGCATAGCCAGACAGAACACGTTGCCCATTGTCGTTGGTTGCAACACGCAGTTCGCGTGCTTGGATGACTCTTGTCTCATGTTTTGGAGTTTGCTTATTCATTGTGTGTCTCACTTACGGTCTGTTCAGCAGCGAACGCAGCTACATCTCGTGCGGTGTTGATGACGACGGACCTGACGGCCTTCGTGAACTCAGCCCCGGCGTTGGCGTCTACATCTGTGTCTGTGTAATCTGCTGCACGCTTGGCCATCGACCGGCAAACTGTTTCAATGTGCTTGTCAATTCCTGAGTTCGGCATCACAGAAATGCCGTTCTTACTCATGGCAGCGCCTTGTGCAGCTTCAGCAATCGAGCGCAATACTGGGCTAAATAGACCGGAAATAGTGTCGTAATCTCGTTTATCTCTTTTGCAAAGGCGTCCGAATGCATCTCGATAGATCGTTAGATATGCAGATGTATAGCGACTCAACGCGGAACGCTCATCGGGTGTAGGTGCGGCGTCAGTGTCCGGTGTAGTGTCTTCATCCGGCTTAGCGTCACTGAGCAGTGGCTGATCTTGAATAGACTCTGTGTCGAGCAAACGACGAGAGTCTTGCATATTGACCGGACACCAATATGTGTCACCCTCCGGTCCAATCGGATTCTCGCCCAACTTGGCTCGAATATCGTTGGTGGAGAACCATCCCCATTGTTTACCGGCGGTAAATCCAGCAGCTTGCGATTCAATGTCTCCGCGTAGTCTTTCACTTACGTCGAACTCGACCACGAACCGGCCAGAGTTACGACCAGCAGTGGAAAGCAGCTTGCGTGCAATCTCCGACTCCAAGCGACTCAGATATGGACGGAGTGTGTCTGTGACGAATGTCAATGCTTGCTGCTCTGCGTTTGCATTGCTGAGCTTGCTCGTGTCACCAATGAGGTGAGGTGGGACACGGAAGATAGCGGCAATCTCGGTGCGTTGATACTGACGAATCTCTAAAAACTGTGAATCTTTGTTGCTAAGCCCGACTGGGGTGTAAGTCCATTTGCCCGGAAGGAATGCGGTGCCGCCCTGCTTGTCGCCGCCATTGGTTCGTTCCCAGGAACTCTTGATGGACGCCATCTCTGGATCGTCAAACTCGGAGTCGGTGGTGAGGATGCCACCAGGCTTGCTACCGTTGCCAAAGAAGCGCGCGCCCTGCTTCTCAGCGGCACGAGCGAGGCCGATGCCCTGACGTGCAAGCTGGACGGGAGAGATGCCCTTCAAGCCGTCAAAGCAGAACAGAGGAACATGCAATATATCCGCTGAGGCGATGGTGCGAGTCTGACCGTTGCTTTCTTTGCCATCTAATCCATCAGAGGTCTCGTAGACTAAGTCACCACCTGTGCCATTAGGCAGGAGTGGTGTACGCTTCGGCTCAGTCTTCTGTGGATGTAGTGGCCACAACGCAACTGGGCGTCCGCCCTTATCTCGCTGTATCTCTGCGTAGCAGTTGCCGGTGAGTGCAAGTCCACCGACCAAGCTCTCCCAAAATGTGAACGCTGTCATTTCCGGGTTAGGAGCTACACCCAGCAAGTAAGCTAGATCATGGTTCTGATTCTCTTTGCGCCCGTTGTCCGTTAGCTCATACACTCGGACTGGCAGCGATGCGACTGACTCAGACAGAACACGAACGCAAGCGTAAACGGTTGCCTGTTGCAGCGACGTAACAACGGTGACGTGCTCACCACTGACTGTAGGCTCACCCGATGCCCACGCTAGGAAGCCCGACGTGCTGAGAGGGATTGCTGGGTTGTTGAGAGGGTCGCTGGAACGACGTTCATGCCCTACGAATTTTGCTATGGTCGATCTGATTCTTCCCATCATGCTGGGTGCGTCCTATATAGTGTGAGTAGTCGGAAGACCTACATCACGAACGGCGTGAAGTGTTTTATCTTTGGAGCTACAGGCACCACCATTGCCCTGCTCAATGCACAGATCAACGCGGAAATACCGTCTATCTTCTCTGCTGACTTTTCTTTATTCGGCTTTACATTAGAATTAGCGTCGGAGTCCACCACGACGTTACTTGCCATCCATCGCAAGACAGGGTTGTCTAAGTGTGCGAGGTCGTGAGTCAGAATCAATTCAAGCAATCGCTTTGTCGGTCCATGCAACGACGGGAAGCCTTGTCGTAGTGGACTAACTACGAAGCCATGATTCATTAACCACGTTGCCGATTCTTGACAGTTCCACGGATCAAAGGCGATCTCTTTTATATTGAAGACGTCACTAAGCTCCGTAATCTCTTTACGGATATATTCATAATCGATTACATTGCCGGGCGTTAGTTGAAAGTATCCTTGCCGTGCCCACAGATCGTATGGAACTCTGTCTCGCTGGCATCGCTTTGCAATGTTGTCTTTAGGTAGAAAGAAGTAAGGTAGAACAACCCACTTCGTTCTATCGCCGTATGGTGGGAACAGCAACACGAACGCGCTGATGTCCGTCGTTGTGCTGAGGTCGAGTCCGCCGAAGCATGGTTGATTCTTCAGCGACTCAAGGTCGATGGGCTCGTTGCATTGTGCCCATTGATCCATCGGGAAGTAAGCGACGCTCGTCTGCGTCCAGATACCAAACCGGACACGAAGAACTTCGTTGAGACTTGCAGGATCGCCCGTTGCTTGGTTGAGCAGTGCGGCTAAATCCTTTTCTCGAACACTTACACCAAGATTCGGATTCGCCTTTATCCAAGTTGCTGGATCGGTATAATCGTCCCCGTCATCGAGGCAACACACCCAGGCAAACCAGTCGTCAGCTTGCAATGTTCCGGTAAGTACCTTCTCACTGTATGCGTGCTGGCGTTTGCAGACTGATTCCTCACCGGAGCCAGCAGTTGTAATGACTATCAGAATGGGTGAGTCACGCTTACCCAAAGCATTGACTAACCCAGTCCACATCACTTCTGCACCATAGCCCCACGCGTGCAATTCATCTGCTATAAAGCATTGAGGTCGTTTCCCCTCCAATGATCCATAGTTGGCTGCGAGTGGTTGGAACTTGGAAGCTGTACCCGGAACGTGCAGATTGTTTGTATGGCTTTTGATCCGCTTAGCTAATGATGGTGATTGCTTTACCATCAACACAGCATCGTCAAACACAACCCGCGCCTGAGTCTTATCCACAGCGACGGCATAAACCTCAGCCCCAGCCTCACCGAAGCCGATAAGCTCATATAAAGCTAGAGCAGATGCCCAAGTAGACTTCCCATTGCCCTTTCCACACTCAATATATGCGATGCGGAAGCGACGGAAGCCTGTATCTGCCCATTGCCATCCGTAGAGGATGTAGAGCATGGCCTGTTGCCATGGCTCTAGCTTGATAAGCTGCCCCTCAAGCTCACCGCGTAAATGACAACAGAATGACTCGACAAACTGAATAACTCTCAATCCTTGTTGCGGATTGAATTTCAGATTGCGTAGATGTCCAGTTGCAAGATCATTATGATGACGCTCACAGGCTAGTCTGACTAATTTGCCAACTACGATTCTGTTATTGAGTACATCTTGAATGTACTGCTCAGGTATATTTAGATTGTCCACGCTTTACTTGTTATCACTATCACACACTAAGTCATCTTGAGGGCCGGATGTTATATCATCGGCTCCGATGCCAGCCATAAACTCTGTAAATGCGTCATCACCGGATGAGCCACTTACCTCTAGCTTCGATCTTGAGGCAGGACTCATTCCAAACTCGATTAGGAACTTTCTCATCTGGTCTAAGGCACTGTTAGCTATTCCACAATATGGGTTCTGGATAGGAAATCCTGACTTTGGAGACTTAATGACTGGGCCATACTTCTGCAAGTTTTCCTCAGCGTTTACCCAACGACTCCATGAGCCACAGTATGCTGCTAGTGCCGCTCTATCAACGAGGGTCAATAGATTAAGCCTTACAAGCTCTACACTTATACGCTGCCATTCTTTCTTTGCTTCGTCGTCCAGATGAGATGGGCAGCGCGGCACACCACCGGGCTTCGGCTCACGCTTGTTGAGCGGGCGGTGTCCTGGGTTGCCCTGAAGCTCGCGCAGGGCAGTCGGTTTAGGTCTACGTCCTGCCATCAGTCACCCAACCCATCGCCGTCCAGACGCTCCACCTCGAAGCGCAAAACGGTAGTTCCAAGCTGCGGCAACTCAGGGCGGAACAACGGCGGCCTTTCAAAGGACGGTTCCCATGTGGCACAGATTTCGTCCTGCGGAACCCTGACCGCGAGACCACGATCAAGGTCGGCCAGCGTTTTTAGAAGGAGGCGAACCCCCAGCGGAGCCAGCAGCTCTCGCCAGAGCGTTTCGGCGGTATCGCCGGGCCGCACGAATACGTGTTCTTGCGCCGCAATCGGCCCCGCGTCGATGTTGTCGGTCAACCAGTACACTGACCCGCCCGCAACCCTGTCGCCGCCGTGTACAGCCCAACGAACCGCATCACGGCCCCTGTGTAGGGGGAGCAGGGACGGGTGGTACCCGATGGCACCAAAGCTCGCCCGTGCCCGTGTCTTGCGCCCGATGAAGTCGTGCGAGTGGGCAG